AAGAAGACGCCTGCCACCGCCCGACAGGTCCGTCGGCCTGGTCGCTTCGGCAGGCGTCTTCTTTCCAAAAAGCCCGGAGACCTTGTTGATCAAGCCGTTGACGAAATTCGCGATCGGCCCGAGGAGCTCGAGGAGCTTATCCGGGAGGGCCTGGAGGGCTTCCCATATTTTCCCCGGCAGCGACTTGAAGGCCTCGACGATCTTGTCGGGCAGATCAAAAAGGAACCCGAAAATGTCGCCGATCGGGCCAGGGATCGAGCGCAGGGCGGTCCCGATTTTCGGGGCGATGTCGATGAAGCCCTTCCCGATCCGCGAGCCGATGCCCTCGATCTTTTTCCACGCCGCAGCGGCTGGCGCCTTGACCTTGTCGAAGACGCCTCCGAGGATTCCCTTGATCGGCTTCCAGGCTTTCGACAGAAGGTAAGCCCCGCCGATCATCGGATTTAGTGCCGCGACGATCATCTTGATCGGGGCCGGGACCGCCTTCCAGATCGCCATTATCCCCTTGAATGCCTTCGTCAGTGTCCGGACGACCGGCGTCAGTATGGCGAAGACCATATTGAGGAGATCGAAGATCGGCTCCATTATTGGCATGAGCATATCCATCGCCTCGACCAGGACCTCGGAAATGAAGGTCGCCAGCTCGGAAATGAGCGGGATCATCTTTTCCACCGATTCGCCGAACTTCACAAAAAGCGGCGCGAGGATCTTCATTATATTTGACACAAGGTCAAGCAACGGCTTGAGTAGCGCGAATACCTGCGTCAGGATCGGCTCGATCGCCGCGAAGATCGACTCGAGCGCCGAGCCCAGGCCGCCGAGGGCCGACTCGATTTCAGGCCCAGCCTTGACCATGAACTTCGTCAAGCTCTGGACGGCCTTGTCCATGGTCGGGACGAAGGCGCTTCCGATACGGTTGACCAGCCCGTCGAAGGTCGCCTTGAGCCGGTCGAGGGAGTCGTCAAGGTTCGCTCCGGCGTTGACCGCGAAATCACTCATAACGTAGCCGGCCGCGTGCGCCTCCGCGCGCAGCTCCTTGAGCCCAGCCGATCCCCCGGCCAAGGCGTTGACCATGCGGATCGAAGACCGGCCGAACAGGGAGGTGACGATCGCCGCCCTTTTCGTCGGGTCCTCGACCCGTGCCATCGCATCCGCGACGGCCTCGAGGGCCTGGTCCGGCCCATAGGACTTGATCCGAGCCGCCGATAGGCCGAGCATCGAAAGGGCTTGATCGACCCCGCCTCCGCCCTTTCCAAGGTTGACGGTGAGCTTCTGGAGGGCCTTGTCCATGTCCTCCGTTTCCATGCCGGATAGCTTCGCCACGTATCGGTATTCCTGGAGCGCGCTGGTTGAAATCCCCAGGGCCCCGGCGGTGTCCTTGATGCTGGCAGCAGCCTCGGAAGTGCGGGTCGCCAGGGCAGCGGCCGCGGTGGCGGCGGCGACCGCTACGGTCGAGACGCCGGCGATCGCCTTGCCAGCGATCGACAGGCCCTTCCCGATCCCGGCGAAGCCGCCTTTCGTTTTGTCCACGCGCCGGCCCAGCTCGTCGACCGACTTGGTCATCGTCTGGATCGGCTTCGTCATCGAGTCGACGGCCTGGAAGACGGTCTGGATCGTGAACTTACTGCCCATAGGCCGCCCGCTCCTCCTCGATCATCGTTCGATGGCCCTCATGCCAAAAAGCCAGCCGCGATAGCGGCATGGCGAGGATTTCCCCCTCGCCGAAGTGAAACCGCCCGGCGACGGCCCAGAGGGCGCGACCGCCGCCGAGCCGGTCCCAGGTTAGAAAAAAAGCGCCGCGATCGCCCCCGCCGCGACCAGGTCGCGCGCCCGGAGGCGCTCGATCACGCCGGCAGGGACTTTCCCCTCGGTCATCTTGGACAGGAGGTGGATCGTGCGTGCCATCGACTCGCCCTTCCCGTACTTGTCCAGGACCTTGAGGTCCCCCGCCGTCGGTTCTCTGAAGGCGATCTCGTTCAGCGTCGAGCCGTTGTCCAGCTCGATCGACCGGGCGAGGATCAGGACCACGGAGTCCTTCTCCTCGTCCAGCATTAGCCGACCGGCCTCCGCGGCGCGGAGGAGCTTCTGCCGTGATTCGACCAGGTCGGCGTCTGTCATGTCCACGCCGAAGAATTGGCCGATCCGCTCGACCTCCGCCGCTGCCGCCTCCGGGGCGACCTTCTTGGTATTTTCCATCATGCCCTCGTGCTATATCTGCTCGAACTTGGCGCCGCGCATCTCGAGCGCGAGCGTCCCGTCGCCGGTCGCCTTGCGGATCTCCCCGATCGGGACCAGGCTCCCGGAGTAGGTCACGCCGGAGGCCAGGGTGATCGAGACCGGGACGGCCTCGCCGGCGTCGGCTATCTCCTGGATGTACTCCAGGTCCTTCCGAGCCTCGTCGATGACGATCGGGCAGTCGGAGAAGCCGGCCGTCTTGCGGCGCTGGGTCACGAAGGCCGACCCGTTGCCGTTTATACCGACCTCGTTCGTGTAGCCCCCCAGGTCGATGTTCACGTTCGCGTCCCCGGCCTGGACGTCGAGCTCCCGGCCGTTTACGGTAAGCTGGCGGATGTCGCCCGCGCGTACTCCCATGTTCTACTCCTTCCCTACGCCGCGGCCGCGAAGGACCACTGGTACTTGATCGCCATTATCCGGAGGCCGGTCGTGATGACGTCCGGGATCAGGACATTTATCCGGCCAGGATTCGCGTTGTCGATCTCGGTGATGATGCCCGCGACGATCGCGTCGCGCTCCTTCGACCAGCCCTCCGGGATCCAGAGGGTGTCGATAAGGTCGATGACGAAAGCCTTCACGCGCTTCGGCGAAATCGCGTACTGCTTGGAGGTGACGGCGTCGTCATCCACGACGAAAGCCCGGTCGAAGGGCGCGCCGGAGAAGAGTGCGTCCAGGCTGTATATCTTGGCCTGGATGTTGGCGATCGTCTCCGTGTAGCGCCAGGATTCGTCGACGGCGCCGAGGGTGTTCGTGACGTATGTCGTCAAAAGGTCGTAGATCCCGACCGCCCCTTCGTTCGTGAAGTAGGTCGAACCTCCGGCCGTCTCGACCGCATCCTTCTGCGCCCAGGTCCAGTCGGCCACGGCGCCGGCCATGATGCCGGGCAGTACCAGCCGCTTGAACGGGCGGGCAGGATCGGCGTCGGCCGACCTCGCGCAAACTCCGACCACGGCCGCGGCGATCTCCGCCGGATGGTTCGGGCTCGAGTCTACGCAGAAGGAGGTCGTCCAGGGCGAGTTCCTCGAGGAAAGCCAGGTCAGGTAATCGGCGCGCGTGGCGTTCGATCCGACCACGCCGATGAAGGGCTTCTTCACGCCAGGGTCGATCCGAGCGGCGCCGGCTGCCTCGAGGAAATCGCAGGAGGCGTCGGCGTTATACGGGCAGACGACCCAGGTATAGAAGGTCTGGTTGAGGTTCGCCAGAGCAGTCTCGATCGACGGATCGGCGGATCCGCTGGACATGGGCGTGATCGTCAGGGTCACGCTGCCAGGCTCGGCGCTGGCTTCTCCGGATCCGAGGTCCTGGGCGATGTTGATCTGGTTCCCCGACAGGCCGACCCATTTGCAGGTGATCGTCACGTCGTCATCGAGGACGGTCGCGGTCACGGGCAGGTCGAGGTCCGCGTTGATCGCGTTCCCGATCGCGGTCGCGATGTCGGCCTTCGCGGTCCCGGAGGCGACGGCGACGGAGACGAGCTTGCCGGCGATGTAGAGAGAAATGGTGCCGCTGGTGGTCGAGGTGCCGGACACCGCGATCGCGCCCGCGGCTGTCCCAGTGCCATCCCCGACCGGGAAGGCGTCCACTTCGACGCCGCTGGTCCCCAGGCCGGAGAAAAGCGCCTTCGCCATCAGGTGCAGCATGGATCCGAGGCCGAAGTAGTTCGCGGCCTCGTCCGCGCTGGTGATCGCGAGCGGCTGGTTGTTCGTGGGCGTCTTGCCCGAATTGTACTGGCCGATCAGGGCGACCTTCTGCGGGAGCAGCAGCCCCCCGACGCCCGACCGCTTGTATTCCTGCTCGATGAAAACCGCGGACGCGATCGCGCTTCCGGGCACGAGCGAGAAGTCTACACTCATGTGTTCCCTCCGTAATCATAGACTGCTGACCAGGTAGCGCGGCTCGTCTGCGAGACCGCGATCTCGTCCAGGGCGACGGAGGACGAATCCTCCGGCGTCCAGTTGTATTCGACTTCGATCGTCCAGCGCCCGGCGACGACCTGGTCCTCCGGGAGCTTGAGATCGTTCTGGAAAAGCGAGAAGCGGGGCCACCGCTTCTTCCCGATCGACCCGGCCGGAAGACCGAAGTCGGCGTTGACCAGGGCGAAAATGGCCGCTTTGACCTGCTCCTTTAGGTAGTACAGTCGGGCCATCGCGACCTCGTCGGCCGTCGTGTCCGTCTCCTCCATCCCCCTCGCGTAGCAGTCGACGATGATGGTCGCCGTCTCCTGGCCGACCGTCCGCCCGCTCCCGTTGCCTTCCGGCGCCAGGGACTCGAGCCAGACATTGACCAGCGGCAGGTCGCGAGTCGCCGGCGGCCTGAGCTGGTCCCGCCGGACGGTGAAACCGACTGACGGATCCTGGGCCCTCTCCCGGGCCTCGAAGGCCCGCAGCGCCGCGACCATCTCGTCAATGATTAGGTCCTCGGCGGACCGCGGTATGATCGCCACGTCAGCGCCTCATGATGATGGTCGCCCGGCCGGCGGTACGGTCGAGCATGACGTGGTTCGCCTTGCCCGTGACCGCGGCCCCCGTGCTGTCCGTTGTCTCGATTGACCAGTCGGCGTCCGGCGGATTATCCGCCGGGAAGCGCGACAGCCGGACCGTGATCGCCGACTTGTTTCCCTGGACCAGCAGCCCGTTTTCGGGATCGACGTCGACCCCGACCCGGTGATACTGGCCGACCACGTCGTAGACCCGCCCGTCCGTATCGGTCAGGCGGATCGCGACGGCGAAGCCGAGCTCGTCGTCCTCGAGGAGGAAGGCGTTGTCCGCCTCGGCGAGCTCGCGCAGGCTCATTCCTCGGTCTCCTTGCGGGTCGCCCTTGGCTTGCGCTCGACGACCGGCGCCTGGTCAAAAAGCGGCGCGGCCTTCGTCTCGTCGACGATGACCAGGGCCTTCCTTTTGGCGAGGATCGCCGCGATATCCAGATTCATGGTCGACTCGAAGCCGTTCGTGAACCGGACCTTGACCTTTTCCATGCCTTACTCCTTGCGGTCAGGCGGGAGCCCGGAGGCCCCCGCCTTGATTATCAGCCGACGCTGGAGACGACCTTCGCGGCCAGCATGGGCAGGCCATAACCGACATTCCCGCGGAAGTCAGCGCCGAAGAAGGCGGTCTTGTTCACGTTGAGCTGGGTCGTATCGAAGACCAGCTCGACGGCCTGGCGGCGCTGGCGGACGAAGGGCCCCACGCTGTAGCCGGTGGCGAGCGCGTAGAAGTCATTCGCATCCGTCAAGGCCGGGTCAACGACGATCTTCTTGATCCAGCCGCGGAAGGGATTCGTGGTCCCCGCGTTCGTGAGCTGCGGATCCGCCCCGGACTGGACAAGCTGGAGGAAGAGCATCTCGAGCTCGGGCGGGACGACGAAGGTATCAGGCATGATGCCAACGATTTCGCTCCGGCTGTTCACAAACTTCATCATCGCGGTCCGGACGGTACGGACGTCGGCGGCGACCTGGGCCAGGGTGGGCGAAGCGGCCGAGATCGTGCCGGCCAGGAGGTTGTCGTTCAAGCGGGCGCCGCCAGCGTTGGCGAAGAAGGCCACGCCGTCGAAGGCGGTATAGCTGGTCCCGTTGACGATCAGGTCGTGGATCAGCTTGCCCCACTTGCGCTTTTCGCCGGCGGCCATAGACCGGATCCTGGGCAGGATCAGGTTCATCTTGTCGTCCTCGATCTCGTTCTTGAAAATCTTGACGGCCGCGGAGAAATCCTTGTTCTTGAGGGTGAACTCGTATTCCGCCAGATCGTCCAGGTTGCGATCGCCGATCCACTCCTGGAACTCGGGCGTATCGCCGAGCCAGCGGTAGTCCTCCTCCGCGCCGGAGGAGGAAATCTCGGTTCCGAGATCCGCCAGGTCGTCCCAGGCGGTCGTGTTGGCGATCTGCGCGACCGCGTCGTTGTATTCGGTCCGGAAGAGCTTCTCCATCCGGACCAGTTCGGTTGCCTTCACCATGTTAGGTGTCTCCTTTCGCTTTCAATCAGCTCAGCGCGGTCTTCGGAATGCCGCGGCGGAGGTCGACGAGCAGGTAGCCCGTCTTGAAACCGACGGCCACGCCGATCGGGTCGGCGTTGACGGCGGTCTTCGCGATGGTGTCGTCGTCGGTGGCGTAGACGATGCCGCCCACGTCGGACTGGGCCGCGTTGGCGAACGGGAGCCAGACCTTGCCGATCTCGATGACGCCCTTCTGGGTGGTGACCCCGCTCGGGACCTCGATATGCTCGGTCATAATGCCCGCGGTCGAGCCCTGCCCCGCGGCGTCGGAGGCGACCACGGCCAGACCGCCGGCGGCGGTGAGCTCGATGATCGCGCCCTTGTAGTAAATGTCGTTCTGCGTGAGCAGGACCTCGAGCTGCTCGGTCTGCCCCTGGACCTCATAGATCCTATCGGCGGAAAGTGCCATGGTTTACTCCTCCCCTTCCTTGTCCGCGAGGGCCTTCTCGATCTCCTCGTCGGTCATGTTCGGCTTGTGTTTCTTCATCCACGCCCTGTCCTCGGCGGACACGGTGGAGGCGTTGGCGCCGGAAGCGTTCTCGGCGGAGGCGGTCTCGACGGCGGGAGCGTTGTCCCCGTCGGCCTCCTTGCTCTTGCCCCGCGCCACGGCGGCGCCGATCTGCGGCGCGACTTCGGCGTAGGACTTGCCGGAGGCGATCGCCTCCTCGACGGCCTTGTCGCCGTCGGCGTTGATGCCGCGGAAGGCCGCCAGATCGGCGACCCGCTTCCGCTCGGCCTGGACCCCTTCGTCGTGCAGGGCCGCGACGATCTCGGGAGCTTCGGCCTTGATCTGTTCGAGGGTCATCTTGCCCCTCCCCTTGATCTTATCCTTGGCCGAGGACTCGGCCGACCCGCCGACGGCGGGCGATGATGTCGCATACTCGAGGGCGTCGATCATGCCGGCGGCCAGGGCCCGCTCGGCGAGCATCGTCCCGCCCTGCCCGAAGTCGGCGTTGACCTTCTCCAGATCCACGCCGCGGCCCCGAGCCACGTCGCCGGCGAAGATCGCGTGGATCGCGTCCAGCTCCTCGCGGATTGCCGCCTGCCCCTCCGGCGTCTCAGGATCAGGCCGCTTTTTCGGCGCCGCGCTCGAGGCGATCTGGTAGACGCCCGGCTCCTTGAATGCCGTCAGCGCGACCCCGATCGACCCGAAGGCCGACAGGCGCGAGGTCGCGACGATCCGGTCCGCCTGTGAGGCGAGCCAGTAGGCGGCAGAGGCGGCCATCCCGCCGACCCGCGCCTCGACCGGCTTGTCGGATGCCGCGATCGCGGTCGCCGCGTAGTCGACCCCGTCAACGTAGCCGCCGGGCGAGTCGATCTCGAGGACGATCCGGCCGACCGCCTCGTCCGCGTTCGCCCGGTCGATCGCCTCGACGATCTCGTCATAGGTCAGGGACGGGGCCAGGCCCAGCAACTCCTCGATCCATGAAGGATCGTTCATAAGCGTCCCGCGGATCTCCAGGTGGGCCACGCCATCGGCGACCCGGTACAAGGCCCGATCCGCCCGGCCGCCGACCGCCTCGCGCGCGGCCTCAGGGAGGCCGGCGATCCGCTCGCGCTCGGACAGATAGCGGGCCAGGGCCCCTGACTCCATCGCGAACTTCACTGCCCGCCCCCTCTCCCGCCGAAGCGGATGTCCCGGACCTTGTCAAGGATAATCGAGAAGTAGACCGGCATGAAACAGGCCGCGATCCCGATGCCGGAAAAAATCACGTCCTGGACCTCGATCGCCCCGGGCGCCCGGACAAACTTGAAGACCGACCAGGCGGCGATCCAGACGGAGGCGATGATCTGGGCGATCAGGCTCGAGCCCTTCGCCGATAGGCCGCCGCCGTTTCCAGCGGGAGCGGTGTTCGCGTCACTCATGCCGCCCCCCTTACTTCGTGGTGATCGCGCGCGAGCCGTCGGTGTCGGACTCGTAATGGAGGCCAAGCGACAGCAGGAAAAGGTTCCCGGTGAAGGTGTCCGTTCCTCCGTTCTGGCGGTAGAAGCGGAAGGCGATGATGTCGCCGATCTTGCGTCCGGCGCCAGGGATCGTCGCCACGTTCTCGCGGAAGAGCTTCTTCGGCGTCCCGCCCATTGCCAGCGGGTCCGCCGGCGTGTTGGTCGTCCCGGCAAAGGTGCCGGCGTCGGACTGGGCCTCGAACTCGAAGCCGACGACCAGGTTCCCGGTATTGTCGTTCGACGGGGCCGCGTGGATGTGGGCGATCAGGTCGGTCCCCTCTTTGTAATCGTGCGGGATCTCGAAGGCCCCGTGGACCTCGTCGGCCTGGCCTGCGGCAAAGGCGATCGCGTAAATCCCGCCGATGAAAGAGTCGAAGGAGGGCGCGGAGGCGCCGGGCCGCAGGTTGCCGGCCTGGACGATGATGTCGTTCCAGACGGTCGCGGTGCCCTTGCGGACGAGCGTCCCGTCGGCCTCGATCTCGACCGTGTTCGTCGATCCATCGCCGCCGATGTTCACGGAGCCCTTGTTCGCGTGGTGAGTCGAGACGAGGGTCAGCGCCTCGCCGGCTGCCACGCCGCCCTCGATCGTCTGTCCGCCGGCAACGCCGGCCGGGTCAACGAAGTCGGTTCCAGGCACGGCCGCCTCGAGCTCGCCCGAGCCGTCGCCTTTCTGGATCTCGGTCCCGGTCGTCGGCCCGACGTAGTCTGTCCCGGCCGCGGCAGCCGCGAAGCCGCCGGCTCCGTCGCCCATGAGGATGTCGGTCCCGGTCGTCGCGGCGGCGTAATCGGTTCCGGCAGTGGCCTCCTCGAGGCCGCCTGCGCCGTCCGCCTTCTGGATCCCGGACCCGGTCGTCGGGCCGACGTAATCGGTGCCCGCGGTGGCGGGGCCGACCGCGCCATCGGTGACCATTAGGATCCCCGTCGCGCTTCCGATCTTGGCGGCCAGCGTTTCGATCTTGGCCATGACGACCTTATCGGCCACGGTGTCGACCTGGAGGATCGGATTCCCGTCGGCGTCGTTGACGTTGAAAGCGTCGACCGCGTCGACCAGCGGCTGGATCGTCTTGTGGTTTCCGGGCGCATCCAGGTTCGCCAGATCGTTGTGATTCGTGGGCGTGGTCGACGGGCCTGCCCCGGGACCGATAATCAGGATGTCACTGTTCGCGCTCATACGCAGACCTTCACAGACCCGGCCACTTCGCCGGAAGCGTAGAAGTACACGTCGATCCCGGCCGGGGCCTGGATGACGAGCTGGTCACCGTCCCACAGGGAGGCGTCCGCGAGATCCTCGGGCGCGGCCTCTCCGTTCATGCGGTACGTCACTTGAAGCGCTGGGCTTGCCCCGCTCATTCGGTCGACGACGCCATGGGTGACGTTGGTCGCGACCTTCGTCCATTCCCCGGCGGGTAGTGCGATGACATTCGGACTCGCCATCTATTCTTCCTCCCCCTCGCCCACGTCGGGCGTCTCGTCCTCGGTATCGTCCGGGGCCGCCTGAGCGGGCGCCGGGGCCGGTTTCATCGGCGCATTCGCCGCCGCCAGGGCCACGTTCTCGATCGTCAAGCGGGCCGCGTTCTCCGCGAAGTCGCTGCCGTTGTAGGCCAGCGCCTCCCGCTCGCGCGTGGTCGCCCCGTCCTCGATCCGGGCCCGCGCGGCGTTCGCTTCCTTGAGCGGGTCGATCGAGGGCTTCGAGGCCCCAAGCCAGGAGCAGTTGAGCCAGGCCCGGCGGATCACGGGCGACGCCCCGACAAAACCGGGCGCCGGGATCCTGCCCGCCTTGACCTCCTCCGCGAGCCAGGCCTCGAATACCAGATTCAGGAACTGCGAGCCCATGATGTCTCGCCATTTTTCGACCACGTTCCAGAAAAGGATCAGGCTCGCGCGGCTGGCGCTGTAGTTCGCATTGAAGGATTCCTTGAGGACTTCGAGCGGGATCCCCAGGGAGGCGGAGGCCATGCCTGCGACCGCATCGGTGAACGCCGCGAAATTGACGTTCGGCCGCTTCGTATCGAACGACTGGACCTTCTCCCCGGCCTTGAGGTTCTGGATAATGACCCCCGGCTTCGTGAAGGCCGCATCCCTGGGCGGGGCCGAGCGCGTCTCGGCGGTCGTCGTCCCGCCGGTATTCTTGAGGGCGATCCCCCCCAGGGCCCGGGAGGCCGGCGCGTCAGCGGAGGGCTCGATCCAAACGGCGAGGACCGCATTGATGACAGCGGCCTCGATCTCGGCGACGGTGTAGTCGGTCAGCTTCTGGAGCTCATGGACCAGCGGCGCCAGGATCGGCGTTCCCCTGACCTGGCCGATCGTGTCGGTGATCCGAGCGTGGACGACGAAGCGGCGGCCCGAGCCGCCCATGACCGGGACCCTGGTCACGGATCGCGGGTCGTCGCCGGCGACAAAAAGCGCGATTTCGCGCAGCGCCTTGTCGACCTCGACGCCGTCGATGATCCTATTCCCCCGGGCCGTGGCCGCCTCCTCGTGGATCTTCTCGAGCGGCGTCCCGACCTGGTCCGGGTCGATCGTCTGGATCGAGAGCGGATTCATCCGCCCGGGATCCCCGGAGTAGCGGAGTACGGAGATCGACTCGCCGTCCCGGAGCAGGTTCAAGAAGGCGGCAGCCTGGAGCTCGTAGAGGCTGCGGAAATCTGCCGCGTCCGGCTCGTGGCTGGCCGCCCATAGGTGGAAGCGAAGCTCGATGTCGCGCGCCTTGGCGTGCCGCTCCTCCTCCGTCCCGCCGCCGCCGATCAGGGACCAGACCGGCGAGGACTCCAGGGACAGGCCCGTGCCGACCACGTTGTCGACCAGACGGGTGAGCATCGCCCGCCCGTGCGGGCTGTCCCAGTAGGCGATCCGGGACCGGGCCCGGAGGGTGGCGTTGTCGATGTCCCAAGCGGACGGATATATCAGGGAGCCCTTGAACTTCGATCCATCCCAGAGGGTGCGCGAGGCAGTCGCCCCGCCGCGCCAGGACCAGTCTCCGGCGACAGCCCGGCCGACGGCGATCAGGCCGCGGCCGATGGCGCGGGCCGTGTCCAGCAGGCCCATCAGTAGCGCCCCAGGGTGGCGGACAGGAGGCCGCCCTCCGGATCGATGGCCTCGGCCATCTCCGCCTCGAGCTCGCGGATCTGCTTCTTGATTTCGGTCAGGTTCGCACGCTCGACCTGCTGCCGGCCCTGGCCGGTGTCGAGACTGTAGGACTGGGCCTGGAGCGCAGAGCGGCGCGCCGCATAGGCGGCGTCGAGATCGAGCTGTATCTCTGCGGTGGTGCGCGCCACTATAGGCCCTCCCTTTCGATCATTTTACCCGGCTTTTTTTTATATGTCAATATGATATATTACATTCCGAAATCAGTGAAAGGCGGACCCTCCAAGATGTCGCCGGTCGCCTCCAGGAGGGCCGTCTCGCCCTGCGGCATCGAAAGCGCGACGACGCCGGTCGCCGGCGCGGTGATCGCGCAGGCAAACGCGGCAAGGTGGAGCGGCGCGTCGTAGGTTTCGCGGATGTAGGCCACGGCGGAATAGTCAGTCAGGTCGACGGGATCCCCGTCATCATCGAGCCAGGTCACGGAGTCGGAGAAGGTCGCGCCCTGCTCGATCCGGATGTTCTTGATCTCCGCCGCCATCGCAGCCCCCTATCGTCCCATCGCTATGAACGCGAGGGCCAGAACCGCGGCGACGGACAAGACGGCAAGCGCCGCCCCGAGATCGCCCATGATCCGGTAAACCCGTTCCATGCCTGCATTGTATCACGGTGATACTCCCGGCGTCAATTTATTGCAGAACGGGCCCAGGCCCAGAACTCCGGCCAGGTCACGCCCTCCGCCTCCGCCTCCTCCTGGATCATCGAGGCGAAGACGTACAGGGCCCCCATCGCGTAGACGCGGGCGTCGAGCGCCTCATTTCGTCGTCCGCTCCCCAGCTTCCAGACGTAGCGGACCGCCCCCGTCCGGGTCGTTTCCTTGACCCGCTCCTCCGCGGTCAGCATCCGAAAATACTTTTCCCCGTACTCGGCCGGGAAGTGACAATAGCCGTCCGGCGTCGGCTGCCCGTCCGCCGGGGCCCCCCGCGCGAGGTAGCCGTAGAGCTCCGCCTTGAGCTGTCCCGTCTGGAGGTCCGCCCGCTTGACCGCGAAGCCGGCGCAGTCGCGCAGCGCGAACAGCCGCCGCCCGTAGGACTGGGCCGACTCGCCCATGCACGGGAGGACGCCGCCGGCGAATTGCTCGCAGAACTGGTAGACCGTGTTTGTCCGGAAGCCCGCGTCGACCAGGGCCAGGACGATCGGCCGCCCGCCGGGCCGCGTCAGGAGGAGGTTCTGGAGCCCGGTCCAGGCGGGCCCCTGGAGGTCGGAGGTGTCCCCCTCGAAGACGTGATAGCCCAGCGACCATGATTCCTTCCGGTCGCCCCAGGCGACGATCTCCGCCTCGATCCGGTCCGCCTGGACGTCGGCGCCCATGGTGCAGAGGATCCCGCCGGCGGGCCACTCCCCCGGCGCGTACTCCTCCCGCCGGAGCATGATCCGCTCGTAGCGCGGCGCCTCCCCCCGCTCCTGCCAGGTCTCCCCGAGGACCGTGTTGACGAAGGCCCGCAGCTTCGTCGGGTCGCCCTTGCAGGCGATCCACTCCTGGGCGATCGACTCCCATGACCGGAACCCGATCGGAGAATAAAGGCTCGATAGGTGATAGGACCGCAGGCCCGGCTCCGTCGGCGTCGCCGTCGGCCGCCACTCCCCCAGGGCCAAGAAGTGCGCCTTGTCGTCGTTTTTCCAGGCCGCCCCGCAGGCCTCGCATTCGTAATGGACCGACTCCCAGACCAGCCGCCCCAGCTCGTCCTCAGCATACTTGAGCCGGTCGAAGCGTAGCTCCTGCATCGCCCCGCAGACCTTACATGGAACGAAATACTTGCGCTGGTCCCCCGCCTCGAATAACGGCTTGATCCGGCTCGTCCCCTCAATCGTCGGCGTCGAGTTGTAGAAAATCTTCCGGTTCCGCGAGAAGGCGTCCGTCCTCCGCTCGGCCAGCGCGATCGGGTCGCCCTCCTTCTGGACCTCGAGCGGAAATCCGTCCAGCTCGTCGAACAGGATCGTCTTGATCGAATAGGACCGCAGCTTCGCCCCGGTGTTCGGCCCGATCGGAAGGAGGAACCCGCCCGGGAACTCCTTTTTTGATTTCGTGTCGCCCGTTTTGCGCCCGTGCGTCTTCTGGACCTGGGCGAAAATCTTGCCCCCGATCCCGGCCGACTCGATCATCTTGTCCACGCGCGTCTCGACGACCGACTCGGCGAGCTCCTTGTCGGCCGTCACGAAAAGCGTCGGCCCAGGCTCGCAGTCGATGATCCAGCCGATCAGGTTTTCCAGGACGCCAACGGAGAATCCGAGCTGGGCGCCCTTCATGACGACGACCTTCTGGACCGGCGAGGCCGGCGCGAAGGCGTCGATGATCTCCCGGAGGTACGGCGTCGTCTCCCAGCGGAACCGCCCCGGAAGGGAGGTCAGGCCTGGCGGGAGGATCCGCTTCCGCTCCGCCCATTCCGACGGGAGGAGCCGCGATATCCGCGACTCGATCAGCTCCCCCAGGTCCCCCGACCAGTCGGCCAGGGCCGCCCGGTCGACGGCCGTCAGCTCGGCCCGCTCCGCCGGCCTCATGCCCCGACGACCTTCGACCGCTCTACGACCCCCTTCGCCCCGTCGACCCCGCGCGCAATCTCGTCCTCCAGGA